GGGCCATTCGGCCCTGTGCTCCAGCAATCTGGCGTGCCTCCCGCAGGAGTACAGGATCACCAGCAGCCATGCCACTAAGGGTCTGGAACATCTGCTCTTTGGTCTGGCCAGCAGCGGCAGCGGTTGCTGCGGCGGCCATCATGCGCTGACGCAGCGTCTCCTGCTTGCGCTGGGGGTCAACAGCCTCGGCCTTCATTCGCCCTTCAATCTCTTCACGAAGACGCGCGATGTTGCCAAGCTGACCAAGACGCCGGGTGTGAACAAGGCCTGCCGGCCCCATGATAGCGGCCATGCGCGGGTCAAAGCTCTGCATCCCGGCCTCTGCCTGCTCTTGGAGACCTAGTGCGCCTTGCCTGCGAAAGAGGCGCTGCAACTCCTGCGCTCGATCGACGCCCTCTTCGTAGCTCCTAGCCCGCTCCCTCTCTTCCTCCGTAACTCCGGGGACTTGAGAGCCAATTCTGCGCAGACCAGGCACAAAACTTGAGATAACGCTGCCCAGCCTAGCTCCAACGCCGCCAATCATAACCGCCTCCTACTTCAAATGTTTCTTGCCAATAATGTACACCCAACAGCCGCCATACCCTAGAGCGATGTCGCCCCATCCGTAGTCGGTGGTGTTGTACGTGAGATAATCAGTTGCGCCAACAGTGACGGGCACCAGCACGTTATTTCCAGGGGCGGCAGCGGTTGTCCTTACGCCAAGCCTCACCTCAAGGTATTGCTCTGCACCGGCAGTGCTGGGTGCGGCAGCAGCGCCGCCTCCCGTGCTGCCTACGTCGCTACGGGCTGCCGTGTACGTGTTGCCCTCTCCGACAAAGACAGGGGGGCCTTGGTCGCCTCGAGTGCCAACGCCGGGGGTCGTCACCGTGGCGTCGGAGTAGTACCCCTTGCCTGCGCCGAGCCCCGCACCATCAACTAGCGGCACGCTCAGGATTTGCTGCTCAAACTGAGCCTTTGTCGTGGACGGGGACGCCGCAGAGATGTACCCGCAACCCGGCAGGTCAAGGTTAACAGAGTCCACAATCTGGGCGTCAGTAACCCCTGGCAATCCAGCACTAGAACTAGAGTTTCGCCGCATGTAGGCGACCTGCTGGTAGTCGAAGTTGTCGCCAGGAACCCCGGTTACGAGCCCCACGCCGACCTCGTAGGACATCTTCCCATCACCCGGCAAAGTGGCGTTGATATACTGCGTTTGGCCGATGGTAGGGTCGGCAGCAGCGCCATATAGCGCCCTCATGGCCTGTGTCCACGCAGGGTGTTGCAGCCTGTCAGACGTGTAGTTTAAGACAAACAGCACATGGTGAATCGTCATCGAGTGCGGCAGCGGGATTAGACGCCTGTCAATGTAGGCCTGCTCTTGTCCCACTGCCCCCGGATTGGGGTAATCGCCAACCGTCTTAGCTGCCCCGGCAATGTTCATGTTCTGAGTGTACGGAGCCCAGGGGAAGTCATCCCGTATGGACATTCGGTTGAGCACAAAGCCTTGGCCCATGGGCACAGTGAGGACCTCGTAGCCTGCGTCCTCCTTGAGCTCCTCAGTCGGGTAGGCCATCGAGAAGTCCTGGTACCCGCCTCGTAGTTTGTCAGCGAACTTCTGGTCGATGGCCTGAATATTGGTGGAGACGCCCTTGGCGTCTGAGTCAGCCGTAATGTTGTCGCCCGCCACAGGAGGGGTGACGGTCACTGTTGGGCCCACCTTTGCGCCTGCGTGAGCCGTGGGCATGTTCTGGATGTCGCTGCCGCCAGCGTTTCTGTCTCTGCTGTACGGCCTCATCAAGAACCGAAGCGAGATATTGAGGCTCGGCACAAGTGCGTGCATGCGACGCGCCGTGTCGCTGTCGTGCAGATTAGGCGCATACAGGGCCAAAATGTAGGTCTTGTACGGACTCAGTTGCTTGTTAAGCCCGCTAAAGGATACGGGGTTTAAGCGCCTAGACACGCCAGCGTAGTTGGTGGCGGGGAACGCGGCAGACACCACTTGGTTGCGCTCTTTGGCCTGGTCGCTCCAAACCTCGCCTGGGCTCCAGTAGGCTTGCGGCTTCTCGTAGATGTCGATGCGGAAGTCGTATGCGTCCAGCCTCTCGTAAGTCTTCTTGCCCGTATGAGGACACCAGGCGTAGTACTCTGGAGAGGTCTCCACGTTGGGACCACCAGGCCCAGGCGTAAGGTCGCTAAACTGGTGCTGATAGCCGTTCGACGCGCCCGCTTGCAGCGCTGGGGTTGTAGAGGAGGAAAGGATTCCAGTCCGTTTGCCGTACCACTGGCTAACCAGCGTGGTGGCCTCGTCTTGCTGGTCAAAGCTCAGCCCAATCTCATCGAGGATGGGCACAGGCTGCCCAAAGGACACGCTCGGCTTGTCGGCGTCAAAGTCTTCTTGCAACGGAGGCAGGCAAAACGGGATGTAATACGGGGCGTTGCAGTCGGCTGCGTCCGCTGCGATAGGGTCTTCTTGGTCTATCTCTGCGTTGTCAAAGAAGTATTTGCTGTCCAGCCACGGAATGTTGAAGTTCATCCTGAAGGTGGTGTACTTCCCTTCAATCTGCTCGCCCTCAATGTTGACGCCCTCTATCTCCGTCTTCATCGCGGTGAGCGGGTCGGTCACAATCTCTGGCGTGAGCTCAACCCCCCGTGTGATTCCCTTTCGTGTTACCTTGGCCATTAGCCCTGCACCTCTTCAAGAACTGTCATGGCTCCGCTCATGCTGAAGTTGTGCATGGCCAGGTACCTGACCGGCGGGGGCCACACTACAGGGGCATACGCGCTCTCCTGCGACCACGTCATTGTTGGGACAAATATGTGTTTGGCTAGGTTCTTCTTAGACCAACCCCCGGCATTGTGGCCGGGAATAGCCGTCAGCGGAGCATGCACCGGAACCACCAAAGACAGCCTCACCCTGGCCCCCTGGTGGATGGGGATGTTCATGTCTCTCCACCTAACGGTCCTGCCGCTCAAGCCAAATCCCTGGCTCACAGTGCGGCCCTGCACCAGCGGTTCCATCTCCGTGTAGGTGAAGATGGCAGATGGCGTCTGTCCCATGCTGACCCTAGACAAGTAGATGTCCGTGTTGCCAAAGTGGCTCTCAACATCGTTGGCTGCGCGGTCCTCTGGGGCTGTTGGACTGTCAACATGAAGAACGACAAACAAGTCGGCGGCTCCAAACGTTGCAGGGGCAATATCAAAGCTCCAGTCGATATCGAACAGACCGTTTGTGGTGTCGTCTGTCCTCAACATGATTGAGATGTCGTCTATGATGCATGGCTTGCTAAACTGCCACGAGTTGGTCCAAGCATGCTGGTACCCAGAGCGCGGCGCTTGGTCTTGCCCGGCTGACGACGTAGCAAAGTCTAGCGTCCCTCCCCAGTAAGAATTCCCTGGTTCGACAAATTCAGGGTTGTTGTTGCTGACGTTATTCCCGACGGTGGCCTCAATGTGCGTGCCTTTAATCTTCCACTTGTTCTGGAAGCCCTCGGTGGGGGCAAACGTGTTGGAGTACCTAGACTCATACCCGCCAGCGGCAGTGGGGTCCGCTGTGGTGTCTACCGTGACAGAGGTGTACTTGGTGTTGGGAAGCGGGAGCCAGGGGGCCCAGGTGTTTTGAGAGCGACCAGACGCAGCGGTTGGGGCGATGTGGTTGGTGGCGGTCGCGTCTTGGTCATACGTCGGTTGAGACATGATTGGCGCAGGCGTATAGCCAAACACGAACTGCGTTGATGTCATGCGGGTAGACAGGTCGCCAGTAGGAATCTCGTTGAATCGCTCAACGGAGTCTTCAAGAGCGTCATCAATCTCAGACGCATCGATAGCGGTCCCTTGAGAGAACTGCTTGTCGGTGAGCTTCCTGATGGACTTCTTGTGTGTGTACGCCATTAGAAGCTCGCTGTTTGGGTGGAGGTGCCCCAGTTGGCCACGTTGCGCTTGCTAGAGCCAATGACCTGCACATTAGCCGCAGCCCCTGCGTTATCAAACACCTGCTCTCCATTAACAAATGTGCAGCCTACAGCCACCACCTCTCCTCCGTCATCAACCTTAACTAAGCTCCCTCCATTACTGGCCGCCTCACGCCTAAACGTGCAGCCAGAGAACACCGCCCTAGCCCCTTTCTTTACATGGACAAGAGGAGAGCCCTTGAGCGCGTTATCTGCGCTAAACACAACGCCTTTGACCTCCGTGTCGGCAGAGATGACTGACGTCTTGGTAGCAGAGAGCCTAGAGTTGTTGCCGCTAATAATGGAGTTAGGCTTGCTGGTCTCAAACGGAGTGGCTCCATCAGCAGGGAGATTAAAGGTGTTAAGCACCTTCTTGGTCTCCTTGATGGGGGTGCCTCTTGGCATGAGCTCAAGCCCATCAATCTTGTCGGCCTGCTCATCCCTAGTGCGCTGGTTGACCTGGGAGACCTGGCCGTCGTCTACGTTGATGACCTCTCGTTCGCTCATCGGCCCGTCCTATGTTTGCCGCCAAGCACCCGGTAGATGACCTTGGCGGACTGGAAGAACAGCCCCTCTGCCTTGTTACGGATGTGGCCCCACATCATGTAGCTGATGCTCTGGCCCCGCACTCCATCGCTGATGTTAAGCTGGTTAACCTCTTCGCCACCTGCGATGTATCGGTACGCCGAGGTGCTGCCTCCAGCCGTGCTGTACTTAGGCCCGTCGGTCTGGTTGAACGTTGTGGTCGTCAGAGCCGCCGTTGCGCTGTCTTTGTACCGGGTCCTGATGGTGTTCATCGACTGGTCCAAGATGACAGCAGGCTTGTTGCTTTGGGTGTTCACCGCGTCAGACGTTGGTATGACATCAATCACCTGAGACGACCACTCTTTGTAGTCAGCTCCTGCGATGATGTTGAGCAGCCCAAAGGGCCATGTGGGCTCGAGTCGGTAGTCTGTGAACGCGGTGCCCTCGCTGGTGCCCACGATGTTCATGCCCCGGCCCTTAATCTGCACGCCGCCTGGGGTCTCGATGTTGCCCGACTTATACGCCCAGTCCACAGGCTGCGCCACGTCGTTGTTCTGATGCTGCTTGTCTCCAAGCCGGCTCTCAGTCCACACAAAGGTTCGCATCTCTGCCGTGCATGCAGCGCCTGTATCGTCTAGCCCTGACACGGTTGGGGTCTGCGGAACAGCCACAGCAGACAGGGCCATGCCCACAGTGTAGTTCTCGTTGATGGGCTTGAACGGGATGTAGAGCATCCGGTTGCGCTCCCACAACCTAAGCCCACGGAAGGCGCTTAGGGCAGGGACTGTCACGGAGATGTCGACGTAATCCCCGCCCGCATCAGCGCCCCCGCCACTGTTTGTCCGCTGGACCGTCCAAGTGCCGTACCCTATACGCTCAGGCGGCAGGAAATCAACGATGCTTGTCGTGGATGCAGCGGTGGTAATCGGCTCCCAGTTCGTCTTGTCAAAGAACAGCCGGATTGCAAAGTCGTTGACATTGGTCATGACGCGGGTTGCGCCCGTGTTGCAGTTTCTTCCCCTCACGTATTCAATCGGCACCCACACTGCTCCCTCCGGGGTAGCAGCGGACAGAGAACCAGATACGCCCAACTCAGAGCCGGGAGGTATGGGGATAGGCTTGCCTACATAGAGGAAGTGGTCGGAGTCTGTGGGCGTTAAGCCAACCACCACGCCGTAGTCAGGCAGCCACTCGCCAACCACCGTGCGCCTGTCCTCTCCCGTCTCTACAGAGCGGTCAAGAGCACCGCCAAGCCCGTAGCGGGTGATGTATATAGAGCGGCTCGTGGTGTCTAGCGTGGCGTCTGGGTTGCCCAGCCTGTCCTTTGTGTTGTTGGTGAGGGCCTGTCCGCTTTGGTCCTCATATGGAGAGCCAACGATGTACAGGTTGTCCTTGTCTGCCAGCACCCAGGGGTTGAGGATGTTCTGCGTAGCGCCAACGATGTCAACGCCGCCGCTTTGGCCTTGGACGATGCTCTCGACGCTCCACACCGACCATTTCCCGTCCCGGTAGCACAGGCACATATTGAGCCTGGGAAACGAGAAGATGACCGATTGCAGGTCATGGGAGTACACGGAGCTCACGGACTGGGAATCAAGCGCAAAGCTGATGCGCGGCATAGCGTCTGGCTGCGCTCCCGCAGCGGTCGCGTTGCCGTTTGCGGTGTAGTAGCTGGTAATCGGGTTGGGCATTGACCCGGTAAAGAACGGCTCAATCGGCTCTGATGTCTTCTGTATAGAGAGGTTGCCGCCCATGGTGTAGGAGCCGCGCTTGTCCATCCAGAACACCGCGCCCTGGGCCTTGGCTATCGCTCCAGGGGACAGGCATCCCAGGCCGTCAGCCAACTTGGTCAGCCGACCTGTGGTGATGACGAATTCGTTAGACGGCCTAAACAGCCACGTCTCGTCCTCGGTCCAGATGAGCAGGTTGCCGAGGTGCTCCTCAATGGCCGTGATATTCTTCTCTGATGGGACGAACAGGGCGTTCTCTGCCACTACGCTGGTGGGCCTTCCAACATCTGAGAAGTACAGGCTCTTGCCTTCAAACAGCACAAGCCGGCTCATCAGCACAGCAGCGCCGTTAGGCTTAGGGAACTCGGTCTTGTTCAGGTAGAGGTAGGCGCTGGTGAACGCACCATTAGAGGCCACCGCCTGCCTGACCAAGGAAGACTCTGAATACGGCGGTTTCCATCGCCTATCAAACGAGGAGTCTACCTGCGCGCTGCGCCCTCTTCTGCTGATTGCGTTAGGGCCCTTGCGCCACCCCCTGAAAATAGCAGGGGAGTACAACATGAGCCCCATGTCTTGGTTGCCAAAGAACAACTGGTCGTTAATTTCAGCAAAGAAGCAAGTGTCCTCGTCATGCTCACTAAGTAGCCATCGCTGATGGCTGCTTAGGCCCACCTTGTTGCCTTCCGCAACGGGGCCTCCCCCGCCGATTGCAGTGGTGGAGCCGGGCACGCCTCCCATATCCCACGCTGTCTGGTAGTGGCCCTTCCATCGGGGCATCTCCGCATAGGAGTCGTCTGCCTGTGAGAAGCTGGCCGTGTGAGCGTACACGGCCTCTTCCCACCAGTCGTCCGTGGTCAGGTCGTAGATGCTGACCATGTAGACGTTTAGAAACTGAGAAACCTGGAGCGCGTTCTCAAACGCCGCCGTGGTACCAGAGCCTCGAGTGCTTCCTGTGTATGCGTCCGTGGAGAACACGCTGATGATTTGGTCGTGACCAAAGTCGGTCTTCATCAGATAGGAGCCGAGGTGGTTTCTGTACCCCCACTTGCGGCTGGATTGGTTGGGGTCGATGGCACCTAGCGTGGTGTCCATCTCAGCCACCTGGCCAAAGCCCTTACGGACCTCCCAGCCATTACGACGCCACAGCATGTTGAGCGCGAACGAGCCCTTCACCTCAGAATCGGACTCGATTCCTGGGCCAAGGACCTCAACTTCCTGTCCGCGAACAGCCACGCTCGCCCCCTAGTACCAGTAACTATTGCTTGTCACGTTCTGGACGTAGTTCGCGCCAGCGGTGTTCCTGTTGGAAAGGTAATCAACGAGCTCACGTTCACGAATCTGTAGCTGCATCATAATCTGCTCGCTCGTGGCGGCATCTGCGATGGCGTACTGCTTGTATGCGTACAGGGCAATCATGTCGTGAAAGGCATCGAGGTCGTCGATGAAGTTCGCTGGAGGGGCCTGCCCTGCTTGAAACTGCACGTTGTGCCCAGGGACGTATGCAATCTTGAGAGGGCGCTGAATCACATAGTTGAACATCAAGATGTTGCTGGTGAAGAACACCGCGTCTCCAGTGCTCTGCAATGCCTCTAGGGACTGCACTGAGTTGAACACCAGAGATGGCAGGTTGTTGGTCTGGTCAACAATGTAGACGCTCAAGAGCGAAACGAGCCGGTCCTGCACAGCGGCAGTTGAGCCCAGAATGGGCGCAGGAAGCGCCGACAGG